ACAGCGACAACCCGCAAGACCTGTCCACGCTGGACTATCCGGCATTCCGCGCCGCCTACCGGGAGATTATCGCCCACTGTGCAGCCCGCCTGAAGCCTGACCGCTTCGCCTGCTTCGTGGTCGGCGACGTGCGGGATTCCAAGGGGTTCTATCTGAACTTCCCGGCGGATACCATCGCCGCCTTTCAGGATGCGGGCTGCGTGCTCTACAATGAGGCGATTCTGGTGACGGCCGTGGCAAGTCTGTCGCTACGGGCTGGCAAGCAGTTCAACAGCGGGCGGAAGCTCGGCAAGACCCATCAAAACGTTCTGGTATTCTACAAGGGCAACCCCAAGAATATCAAAGAGATCTTCGGGGAAGTAGAGATAGCCCTACCACCAGAGGAGGCGGGCAATGCTGCCACTGACAACTGAAAGACACGGGCGCTTTATCAGCGGCAAGGAGAACCACCAATGACCCGCAAGAAAATCCCCGGCTGGGTAATCCGCGCCTTTCAGGAGCACCTGGTCTTGCACGGGCTCACCCCCTCCGAAGCGTTCAAGCAGACTGTGGTAGTCCCCGTCGTCACCACGATCCGCGACGGCAAGGGCGGCTCGCGTGAGGCTCAGCCCGGCGAGCGGCTGCCCTTCTCCGCGCTGATTTGCCAACGGTCGGCTAACAACATCGGGGTGCGCCCGGATACGTTGAAACTTCTGGAGGAGCGTAGCGAGCAGCACCGGCGGGAAATGCGCCTCAAAGGGGAGAAGCTGGACCGCGTACTCGCGACGCAACTGGAGATGCTGGCACAGGGTGTGCGCCCGCAACTCACAGAAACCGGCGAGGCGCAACGGGACAAGAGCGGCAAACAGAAGGTGGAGCGCCTGCCCCCGGCGGTGCACGTCCAGGCGCTCGGCACCGCAAGCAACTGGGCGGCGCGGCAGAATCCGGCGGCGCAGAAGGTGGAGCTGGCGCACAGTGGCTCTCTGGAGGTCGCCAGCCTCACGCCGGAGCAACTGGAGGCCAAACGCGAGGCCCTGATCGCCAAGGCGGCGGCCCGTGTCCAGGGCTGATTTAGCCACGGTTATCCGGCATATGTCCGCCGCCGAGCTTCTGGAGTTCGAGCGGATCGAGGCGGAGCGGGAGAAGCGACAGGCAGACCGGGAAGCGGTCGAGAGCTTCCAGGCGTTCGTGCGGCGCTTCTGGTCAGTGGTGGAACCGAAGCCGCTGGAATGGGGGCCGCACATGGCGGCGGTCTGCGATGCCCTCCAGGGTGTCGCAGAGGGCCGGTGTCTGCGGCTTATCGTCAACATACCGCCGGGATTCTCAAAGTCCCTGCTTACAAGCGTGTTCTTCCCGGCGTGGAAGTGGCTGCGGTGGCCCTCGGACCGCACACTCTACCTCTCCCACAGCGGCGACGTGGCCCGCCGTGACTCCCGCCGCACGCGCAACCTGATCCAGTCGGAGGAATACCGCGCCCTCCTCCAGAAGCAGCCGCAACCCTGGACAATGGCCCGTGATCAGAACGAGGTGCTGAACTTCGAGAACAGTGCACGCGGCTTCCGCCACTGTGCCCCGCTCGGAGCCGGGACGACCGGAAAGCGCGCGGATAACCTCGTGATTGACGACCCGCACGATGTGAAGGAGGCTATCAAGGGGGCAGAGGACCGCATCGCCGAACGGATGGCCGAGGAGGCCCAGAACTTCGATCAGGTGCTTTCTTCCCGACTCAACGACCAGCGGACCGGGACGATCATCATCATCATGCAGCGCGTCCATGAAGGCGACCTGACGGGCCACTGTATTGCCAGCGGGGAGGGCTGGGAGACGCTGATCCTGCCGATGCGCTACGACCCGGAGATCGCAGACCCCCGCGACTGGCGAACGGTCCCCGGCGAACTTCTGGACCCCGTGCGCTACCCGGAAGAGATTGTCCAGCGCGAAGAAACCAAACTCGGCAGCCAGGCCCCCGGACAGCATGGGCAGCGACCTGTGGCAGCGAAGGGCGGGATGTTCCCGGTTGGCGGCTGGCTTTATGTGGACCGCCGACACTACCCGGCCTCGTTCAAGCGCGAGATAGCGGGCTCCGACCTCGCGTTCGGCGGCGTCAACGCCGGGGACTTCCACGTCATCGTACACGCCGGACTGCACTCCGGTCGCGCGTACCTGTATGACGGGCTGCACATGCGCTGTGAGGCAGACGTGCTGATAGAGGCGATGGTGGAGCTTCGCCGCCGCTATCCCAAAGCGACCGGCTGGTACATGGAGGACGCCGCCGCCGCCCGCCCGACGGCCGCTGTGGTCCGCAGCCGCATCCCCGGCATCGTGTTGGTGCCCCCCATCGGCGACAAGGTGAGCCGCGCGCAAGCGTGGCAGCCCTATGTGGCCGCCGGGAACGTGATCCTGCCCTGTCAATGCGGGAAGTCCGAGCCTCACCACCACGACGTGCCCGCCGCTGCCCTACCGGCGGAGGAGTGGGTGCGCTCTCTGGTGGCAGAGCACGCGACCTTTCCCAAGGGGCTGCATGATGACTGGGTAGACGGCACCGGGTACGCGGTGGCAGAGATCCTGAAACCGGAGGCGGTCACCATCACCGCCAAGAGCCTGACCAACGCCTTCGGGCGCTTCAACGCTTGACCGACAACCGAAAACGGGGTAGCGCGTACCTATGCCAGACCAGCCGAGCCTGACCACCCTGATCGCCTACAGCGGCTTCCCCAACTACGGGTCCACCAGCTATGCCGCACAGGACGAGCGGCACCGGGAGTTACAGGGCACCCGGCGGGACACGGTCTTTGCCGAGATGCTGGAGGGCGATAGCCTGATCGCCGTTTCTTTCGGCATCATGGCCAACCTTGCCGCACAGGTGCCCTACACCTTCACCGCTGCCGATGCCAGCGACCCCGAATCCGTCGCCATCGCGGAGGACTTCGGCGCGATGTGGAAGGCGCTCAAAACCCCGTGGACAGACGTGGTGAAAGAGGCGATCCGGGGCACCGCTTGGGGCTACAGCCTGCATGAGCTTGTAGCCGAGATGCGCGACGGGCAGCCCACCCTAACCGACCTCTTCCACATCCGACAGGACAGCCGTTATTGCTGGCATTGGGGAGAAGGAGGCCGGGAAGTCGTCGCTGTGGAGCAGTTGACCCGTAGCGGACAGCACGCGACGATCCCGATGGGCAAGATCCTGCACTTTGTGGCGGACGCCTCCAGCGGCGACCCGGAAGGCCGTCCGTGGTTGCGCCCGTTGTACAAGGACTATCGCGCACAGAACACCACGACCGACTACGCCGTGATTGGGGTGGGCAAGGATGCGACTGGGATGGTGGTTGCGCGCGTGCCGGTCAAGCTCTTTGCGGACTCGCTACAGCCGGGGTCTGCCGAGTACACTGACGCCGCCGCCGCAGTCACCGCGATCACGAAAAACGTCAGCGCCATGCAGCGCGGGGCTCGCGAGGGCCTGGTCTTTCCGTCCAGCGAGGATGAGGATGGCCGGAAAACCGGCTACAACATCGAACAACTGCAAGGCGGCGGCGCACGTCAGTTTGACCACCTCGCGCTCATCAAACACTTCGAGGGCCGGATCGGGCGCGGGCTCCTGACGCAGTTCCTACTCTTGGGCACGGATAAGGCCGGTTCCTTCGCCCTTTCTGCCGACCAGACCGAGCTGTTGGGCGTCGCCTTGGGCGGCCTGCTTGACTCCCTGGTGGACGCCGTGAATCAGCAGGTGGTGGCGCGCGTCGCCGATCTGCGGGGTATCCCGGCAGACCTGCGGCCCAGTCTGACCCGTGGCCCGCTGGACAAGCCCGACCTTGCCAAGTTGGGGGCCTTCATCAAGGACATGATCGGCGCCGCCGCGATCACCCCAGGCCCGGAACTGGAAGCCTACCTCCGCAGCGCCGCAGAGCTTCCGGCGGTGGACGCGACCAGCGAGGCGATGTGAGCCGGGGCCTGTCGCTACGCGCCCGCCGCTTCGGAAAGCAGGGCGAACGAGCGTTTATCGCCAGTCGCCGGGAAGCCGAGAAGCTGACCGACTCGCTGCTCAAGGCGCTGCTGCGGTGGCAGGGTGGGGCTGACGTGTCGCAGGCGGACCTCACGCAAGCCCTCCTCGCCGGCACCCCGGAAGAGGTGGCGGCGGCGATCATGCCCCCCGGTGGGGATGCGGCACTTCAGGCGGAGTACGAGCGGATCGCCGGACAGATTATCGAAATCGCCGGGGATGCACAGTGGAAGGAACTGGACTTTGAGGCCAGCTTCAACCTGCTGAACCCCTACTCGCCGCAGTGGATGCGG